GTAGATCTTGTAAGTAAGAATGACTTCGAACAACTTCTAAGTGTCCATGCATGGGATTTAATAGAATGTGAAAATGGGTATGAACATTTAGATCCAAGTGACGCATTAGCAGATTATCATAGTTGGAATCAATCATTTCAAAAATGGAGGGTATAATGAGTATAGATAAAGAAGGAAGACCATTACCAGATGTTAATCCAAATGAGGATTTAAAGAAAAAACTAGCATTTCTAGCAGAATGGGAGTTAAATATGGAGAAACTTGAAGAAGATATGCAGAGAATAGTAGATATGCACTGGAATCATGAAAAAACTCATTGGGAAGAGACCGGAAATGGAGAGGATCATGTGTTTAATGCATTTAACAACATTAAAAACTACCTAACTTGGAGGAGAGATGGAAAGAATAAGTAGACATAGCGACATTGTAAGTAATATGAATGACTATTTCTACCATATACTTGGTTGCGGAGCCATTGGTAGCTCTGCAGCCTTGCAATTGGCTAGAATGGGAGCAGAAAACTTTGCTTTATATGATGGGGATATTGTTGAGCCCCAAAATATAGGTGTAAGTCAGTATAATATAAGTGATGTTGGTCTTGATAAAGTTGTATGTTTGTATCATCATATTATAAATATCACAGGAGTTAAAGAAAAGGTTGATATATTTAAAGGTAATTTTCCACGAGATCATTCCTGGCAACCTATGAGTGATAAAAATGATATAGTAATACTAGGATTTGATAGTATGGCATCAAGACTAGAAGCTGTAACATGGATTACTAATCATAAGATTAAACCATTTGCTATCATTGATGGTCGGATGGGTGCAGAACACTACCAGCAATACATATTGCCTAAACCAACACTAAAAGAATATCTTAAGAGTTGGTATCCAGATAGTGATTCTGATCCAGAACCATGTACAATGAAGGCAACAAGTTATTGTAGTAATATGAGTGGAAGTTTCATAGTAAATGCAGTTAGAAAGTTAATAACTAACCAACCTTACGACAAGAAACTTTCCTTCAATTTCCCTACAATGATACTTGCAAAATAGAAATAATCGTAGTAAATTATAACCCCATCTAGGGCAAACAAAATAAATAACACGGAGGATATATGAAATATCTAATGTTCGATTTCGAGCATGGTTCTCAGTCCATTGGATCTAAGGATCATATCGAAAAGACATTAGGCCTACCACTTTTAACACCAAGTACTTGGAATCAATTTCAAGATGTTATTGCTAGTTTATACAAGCAAGAAACTGTAGAAAATGATGTTAAATTGGGAAGCTTAACAGTAAAACAATCAGAAAACGTAGTAGTACCACGTAATGGAACTATAATAGATGGTGTGATTTTGGACACATTTTCAGAACTATCTAAAAAGTATATGCGTACATTAACCGATAAACAAGGTAGAATGAAATTAAATGAATGGGGAAGACTAAAGAATAAATTAGACACTTGCCTTGAATTTGTTACAAGACTACCAGGTATAGTTGTATGTACTTGTCATGCTAAAACAAATACATTAGATGATGGAACTACTAAAATGATACCATATATAGATGGATCTACTAAAGAAGATATGTCTAAATGGTTTGATTTTGTATTCTACACAAAAACTACTGTAGATGCTACAACTCGTAAGAGAAGTTATCTTTGGGTAACTAAAAGAACAGAGAAGTATGATCATGCGAAGGACAGAACAGATTTATTACCAGATGAAATAGAACAAAATTTTCAATTAGTAATAGATGCTGCTGTTAAGAAGAACTTTGATGGAGTAAAGGTACTAATAGTAGGATCTCCAGGAAGTGGAAAAACTAGAAGCTTATTAACGTTAAATAAGGAGAATAGTAATGGCCAGAACAATGACAGTAAATAGAGGTGGTGGAGTTAGCTACAGTGAAGGTTGGCAAACTGCTACTATATCAAGAGCTGCTTATGGTGTATTCAATGAAGCAAAATATCTTGATGTGTGGTTTGAAAGCTTTCCTGATAACTTCAATGCCAGAATATATGCTAAAGTCAGCAATGGTGAAGAATGGGCTATAGGTCAAGTCTTTAGATTTGCTAATGCAGGCATAACAGGTGGACTAGAAGGAACAGATGGTAAACTAGTTATTAAAATGGATGATAATCCAGCTCAACTAGCAGGCAAACAGGTTAATATCTATCTATATAAAGATGGTAAATATAGTAGAATACTTAAACAGTTTGTACCAGTTCCTTTTACTAATCCAGCAGAAACATTCACAGATAAGGATGTTGAATACTGGAAAAGTAGAGCTATCAAATACTTTGATGACTATATTAAACCAAAGTTAAGTGATAATGAAGGGGAAGCTGATTTTGTATCCTCAGCTAATACTAATGAAACAGAATCAACTACAACTGTAGATGATATACCGTTTTAATTAGTTAATGCGTATGGGGGGTACAAATAAGTGCCCCCTATAATAAAATAAGGAGAGGATATGATTAAAGAATTTGCGTTTGGAACATCTAATAGACATCATTTTCAAGATGCTAACTCCATAGGTAATTGGCAGGGTATAGATAATGATACATTCTGCTCTCTATATGATTACGATGACTATGTAAAAGAATTTTATGGTAAAAATAAGTCATTATCTGGGTTTGATGGGCTAATATATATGCCTGATGAATTTCTATTAGATATAGATGGTAGTAGTACCTTTAAAGCAAGAGATAAATTATCTGATTTACTTATACTACTAGATAAGATAAATGTTCCCACAAGAGTATATTTTAGTGGAACAGGATTCCATGTTGGTATACCAAGTAGTGCATTTAGGTGGAAACCGAGTACAAATTTACATTTAAAAGTTAAAGATACACTAACTAAAGCTGGTATATTTGAGCATGCTGATCCATCAGTAACAGATAAGACTAGAATTATTAGAATAGCCAATACTAGAAATAGTAAATCTGGCTTATATAAGGTAGAATTAAACAAAGAAGCTGTAGGAACTATGTTATCTGTAGATGATGAAGAATTTTCTATAGCATTAGGTAAATTTGCTTCAAGACCACAAGACTTAAGTACAATAGATCTTGAATGTGAACCAGTATTTGACGTTCTAGAGAGAACAAATAAGAAAAGCACACAAGTTGAGACCATTGAAAACACCAATCAAGGTAGAGTTCCTGATCCAATCAATTATCCATGCATACAAAATATGTTAAATGGTACAGGATATGGTGAAAGACATATGACAGCTCTTCGTATAGCTGCTCATCTTAGATGGAGATACCCAGAAGACATAGTAAGAATGGTTATGGAGTACTGGAGACAGAGAGTATCTGTTGAAAAGGAATTTAAAAAGTCTGAAATGGATGGTCTTGTCGAAGGAGTATATGCAGGCCATGGAGGTCAAGGATATAGGTATGGATGCAACGATCCTATAATGGATAAACATTGTGTTAATACATGTAAACTATATAAAGCTAAGAAATCTCAAACTACTATGGATGCTGAGGCTATGGAGAAAGAGCTCATAGAATTCTTTGTCAAAGATCACAAGCCTATTAATATAGGGACATTATATGGTCAAGATTTTCCTATTTACCCAGGTGAAGTAGTAATTCTTCAAGCTCCTCCTGCGAGTATGAAAACAATGTTACTTCAAAACTGGATGGTTGCATTAAAGAGACCTACATATTTCATTGAAATGGAGATGTCTCCAAGACAAATATGGTCTAGATTCGTTATGATTGAAAACAATTGGAACGAAAAACAATTAGTTAAACATTATAGCCAGTTTAAGAATGGTATGGATGATAAGTTTAAATGGTTAACTGTTGATTACTCATGTCCATATCCATATGAATTAGAAAAACGAATAATGATGATGGCTATAAAACCAGAGTTAGTAATAGTTGATCATATGGGGCTCTTTAGAAGTAAACAACGAGATAACAATATGAAAGTAGAAGAAGTATCTCAAGCTCTTATGGAGCTAGCAGTAAAGCACAACGTTGTCGTTTTTGCAGTTAGTGAGATAAGTAAGTCAGCTTTTAAGGAAGGAATGGATATATCATCATCTAGAGGATCATTTAGAATAGCATACAATGCTAATAAACTATTATCTTTAACACCATATAGGAACAAAGAGAATGGATTAATAGAGATGGTACATATTAAAAGTGATAAGAATAGGGAAAGAGAGTTCCTTAATGTAAGATTAAATGTAAACAACGTGAGGATAGAACAATGAAACATAATGAAATGTTAAAATTAATAAATGCTATCTTTCAAGAAGTTGAAACTGTACATACTGAAGGACAAAAAGAGTATGCTATGGATGAAGATAATGTATTTGCTAACTTTGAAAGAATATCGGAACAAACAGGACTTGATAAGAAGATGGTTCTATGGATATATCTTATGAAACACATAGATGGGATTGCTTCCCATATTAAAGGTCATAGGTCACAAAGAGAGGAAGTACAAGGTAGGTTGACTGATGCTATAGTATATTTATGTATACTATGGGGAATGATAGAAACAGAAGATAAATATCCAGGTAAATCTGAATATTACTTTCAAAGATTAGGAGATAAAAATGATTAGAAATACAT